AATATTACGGAACCAAGAATTAAGAGAGCAATCCAAATGGAACAAATGATGTCAGTTCAACAAGCAATGCGAATTGAACCTACTAATAGAGAACAATTAAGAGATTTAGCCGTAGAGATTGCAGCCAAAGAAGAAGGATGGCTTCCATATAACAAAAATATGGAAGAAGCAATTGCCGAAGGTTTTGTATCAAAAGAAAGAAAAGAAGGTGGTGTTGTTTACCAGTTTGACTTTGTAAATATGCTTACATTTTTAGGTGAACAAAGAATTAATCCAACAATATTTCAAATGAAATCAAAAGAAAGTAAAAAATTACCATTACCACCTAATTTTTCTTTTGATATTGATGAACTTACACCGGAAGAACAAAAACAATTGGAAATTGAAAAAAGAAACGTAATCAATGCGATTATAATGGGTAAAGGTAAAAAAGGTCAATTTGCTTATCAAATGTATAAAGACAGATTAGACGCTATTGATCCTAGATTATATCCTTTGTACAACAAAATTATGGGTGCAAATGATTTAATGTATTTTACAGATGAAGATTTAATTGAAGCTCTTGGTGGAAATGCCGCTGGTGCTGCTGGTAAAATGGAACCAAATGACGACGATGAAGAAGAAGATGACGAACAAGGTGGTGAAGAAGAGGAAAATGATACGTATTATGCAAATGGTGTTATTTTTCCAATTTTACTTCACGAGTTATTTAAATCATTTTCTATGGTTCAATCAAGAGCTCAATGGAAAGATATGGACCCAGAAATGGCTGGTGCTGTAATTGGTCAAACAGATACAATGCAGAATGAACCAATGAATTTTAGAGTTGGTGCCGAACTTGTAAGAAAAATTAGAACATTACTTCCGGAAGAATTAATTTTAGTACCGGATAGTAAAAAATATATTCCATTTTTTGAACAGGCTCTTTATAGTGTACCGGCTGAAGATTTCTTAAAAAATATAATTGCTAATGTTATTTCTAATGATAAATCAGATAATCAAAAAGCACAAAAAAGATTTGAGGAGTTATTATCAAAAGCAAAATCTGAATACAAAAAGTATAAAGAAACTTCTGATAAAGATTTTGATGAGGATGAAGACGAAGATGATTTATTATCACAATTAGGATTATAAAATATATCTATAATTAATTTAAACCCCCTTTTATGAAAATAACTGGGGGTTTGATATTTATATAAAAATATCTTTATGGGTTTAACTAAAGAACAAGTAATGTTAGAGTATGTAAAATGTATGAAAGATACATCATACGCATTAAGAACATATCTACAAACATATGATAATACAGTATCAAAATATGTTCCTTTGGAATTATTTCCAGATCAAGTTTCATTGTTAGATGACTATGAAGAATATGAAGAAAATATCGCTTTAAAATATCGTCAAGCCGGTGTATCGACAGTAACTGCCGCTTGGACATCAAAAAGATTAGTTTTTGCAAAAAAAGAAAGACCAGAAAAAATTCTAATTATTGCCAACAAACTTGATACATCAATGGAGATGGCTAATAAAATTAGGGCGTTTGTTGAGCAATGGCCTAGTTGGGTTGGAACTGGGTTTTCAGCAGATAAAAATTCACAAAGACATTATAAATTGACAAACGGTTGTGAAGTAAAAGCCGTTGCAACATCAAGAGATGCGTTAAGAGGTTATACACCAACAATTCTTATTTTTGATGAGGCGGCGTTTATTGAAGCTGACGGTGATTTCTGGGCGGCCTGTATGGCATCACTTTCTACAGGTGGTAAAGTAATTGTCGTATCAACACCAAACGGTTATGACCCAATTTATTATGAAATTTACAATCAAGCAACAAAAGGAATAAATAACTTTAAAATCTCTGAAATGTTTTGGTGGAAAGACCCAAGATACTCAAAGGATTTGTATTTGGTTCCAACAGATGATATGGTTGATTATTTATTACACAAAGATGAGAGAGACCATTCTGGTAATGTTTCATTTGCAGATACAGACCCATATGATAGGGACTACGAACAAATAAAAGAATATTTTTCACAAGGATACAAACCGTGTTCTACTTGGTATGAGAAGATGGTTAAAAAATTAAAGTATGATAAAAGAAAAATAAATCAGGAGCTTAACTGTGAATTTCTTGGTTCCGGAGATAATGTATTTGACGGAAAACAACTTGATTATATCAAACAAAATACACTACAAGATGCACCAAATAAAATGATGGGAAATGCTCTTTTGATGTGGAAGGAACCAATTGAGGGACATAAATACATTATGGGTGTTGACGTATCCCGTGGAGATAGTGAAGACTTTTCATCAATTCAAATAATTGATTTTGATGATAGAGAACAAGTTTTTGAATATGTTGGGAAAATCCCACCAGATGCTTTAGCTGAAATTGCATATAAATGGGGACTAATGTATAACGCATTTTGTGTTGTGGATATTACAGGTGGTATGGGTGTTACAACAGTAAGAAAAATGCAAGAACTCGGTTATAAAAATTTATATATTGATGGTGTTGACTCTACAAACATTTGGGCTTACAACCCAAAAGCTCAAGATAAAATTCCAGGAATTAATTTTAATAACAAAAGAGTTCAAATTATTGCGGCATTTGAAGAATATGTTAGACATAAATTTAAAATTAGAAGTTCACGACTTTATAATGAAATGAATACATTTATTTATGTAAATGGAAGACCAGACCATCAAAAAGGACAACACGATGACCTTATTATGGGTATATCTATGGCAATATACGTTGGTGAATCTTCATTCTCAAAACTAGAAAAAGTTGTAGAAAAAACAAAAGTTATGATTAACTCTTGGACTGTAACAGAAAATGAAAGTGTTAAAGAAATAATAAATTTTAACCCATATATTCCAACCGGACCAAATCAAAATCATAATAGAAATAATGAAGCATCAAAAAATGATTATATAAAATACGGTTGGTTATTTGGTACAAAAATGTAAAAATGGGATTAGAAAGAAGAAAAAGGTCGGGTAATTTAATTGGTGGTTCTAGATTGGTAGTTCCCGGACAAGACATATATAATGTAAAAAAATTCCAACCATCATTTAATAAAAAGGGGTCAAAGAGGGATGAATTTTTTGTCCCACCACCAGTTACAACTACAACAACTACAATTATTCCAGTTCAAACCTGTAATATTGAGACACAACAAAATTTTCAAATTATAACTCAAGGATTTGATAATTTAATATGGTGCTAAAACATTTCCTTTTAATTAAAGATATTTAAAATATAAGTATGGAACAAAATAAAAATGATAATTTAACAGTATGGCAAAGGTTGTCACAAACCTTTGGGCCAAACTCACTATTAAATCAAGATTACCCAACATATAAGCTTGATAGGGATGTCTTGTTAAAGACAAATGACAAACTTGAATTTGAAAGACAAAAATTACAAGCACAACAAACAATGTATCTTGCCGGTCAATGGGCAAAGATTGAAAACAATCTTTACACACAAGCGGTATATTATGAACCAACAAGATTGGCATCATTTTACGATTACGAATCAATGGAGTTTACACCGGAAATATCAACAGCTCTTGATATATATTCCGAAGAATCAACAACACCGGATAAAGACGGTAAACTGTTACAAATTTATTCTGAATCAAAAAGAATTAGAACAATTCTTGAGGATTTATTTATAAATGCGCTTGATGTTAATACAAATTTACCAATGTGGATTAGAAATACATGAAAATATGGTGACAACTTTGTATATCTAAAATTGGACCCAGAAAAAGGTATTGTTGGTTGTATGCAATTACCAAACATTGAAATTGAAAGATTGGAAAGAGGTATGGCAGCAAAATCAGTAAATGCTGAGGTTGACCCAAAACAAAAAGGTTTAAGATTTCATTGGAAAACAAAAGATTTGGAATTTAATACTTGGGAAATAGCACATTTTAGATTATTAGGTGATGATAGAAAATTACCATACGGAACATCAATGTTAGAAAAAGCCCGCCGTATTTGGAAACAGTTATTGTTGTCCGAAGACGCGATGTTAATATATAGAACTGCAAGAGCCCCAGAAAGACGGGTGTTTAAAGTATATGTTGGGAATATGGATGACAAAGATGTTGAGGCTTACGTACAAAGGGTTGCAAACAAATTTAAAAGAGATCAAGTTGTTGATAATAAAACTGGAAATGTTGATTTAAGATTTAATCAAATGGCCGTTGACCAAGATTATTTTGTCCCCGTGAGAGATCCTGCCGCACCAAGCCCAATTGATACTTTACCAGGTGGACAAAATATGTCCGAAATTGCCGATATTGAGTATATTCAAAAGAAACTTGTAACGGCATTAAGAATACCAAAAGCATATCTTGGTTTTGAGGAAGCCCTTGGTGATGGAAAAAATTTGGCATTACTGGATATTCGTTTTGCTAGAACAATAAATAAGATTCAAAAAAGTGTAATTTCAGAATTAAATAAAATTGCAATCATTCATTTATTTTTATTAGGGTTTGAGGACGAATTACAGAATTTTACATTAGGTCTTACAAATCCATCAAAACAAGCTGACTTGTTAATGGTTGAGGTCTGGAAAGAAAAAGTTGCGTTATATAAAG